ATTTATTAGAGGGTTTAGAAACCATAAAACGATGGGGATTTACATATAAAACTTGTGGTTTTAGTTGGATAAAAAAAAATAAAAAAGCTGACAGTTTATTTTGGGGAATGGGTTATTATACAAGATCCAATAATGAGATTTGTTTGCTGGCCACAAAAGGTAAGCCAAAAAGAATATCATCATCTGTCCACCAGGTAGTGCTTGATAAAATTAGAGAACACAGCAGAAAGCCTGATTGTGTAAGGGATAGAATCGTACAGCTTTGTGGTGATTTACCTAGAATTGAACTCTTTGCCAGACAGAAAGTTGATGGATGGGATTGTTGGGGTAACGAAGTATGAAATATTTTGAAAAATTTGACAAAGATTTAATTAACAACAGAAACTTAAATAGCCATGAAAAGCTAATCTATGTCATTTGCAAATCCTTTGAGTTTGCACCCAATGGTTGCCGAATATCGCACAAATACCTGATGTTAAGAACTGGTATTAAAACCAGGAGAACACTTACTAAGTGCCTTGACCGACTACAGTTGTTTGGGATGCTTGCTAGAAAACAAATTAACAATGGCACAAACCATTATGTTTTTGAGAAAAAATTAATGCAAGATTATATACAACACAATCTAAATAAGCGAAGAAAAATTACTTTAGCTAAGAATAAACAACAAAAGAACTATGCCATGAATAATCCAAAAGTTATTCACATAGTTAATAACAGGAAATAGTTGGGTGTATCAAAAACTTCATTTGGGTGTATCAAAAACATATCTTAATATAGAACTATATACTCATATCTATAGGGTTAGTAATGACTAAGTATGTAGATCCTAAGATAATCCAGAAACAATTAAATAAAATAGTTAAAAATACTAACTATTTCTACTCACAAGCTAAACAATCAAGAATTAAGAACAGAAAACAACATGATCTTAATAAGGAAATAAAAAATAAACAAAAATCACTCAGTAAAGATAGATTCAACCAATACATAGAGGATATTTACAAACAATGATTACAGCTAGATTAACTACAGATGAATTAGATAGATTTTTAAGTATTGCAGCATTTGTAGATAGAATATCACCTGGAGTAAAGAAACCAGTATGTACTACTAACTTTCAAATGTTAGATGTAGCACCAGATAAAAATACCTACAAGGATTCGGCAACCTCTACTGCTAGACTCAAGATAGTTCCAACATCAAAACAATTATCAATCTATGAATTCGTACTTCTCTTGTTGATTGATATTAAAAAGGATCACAGAGAACTGATGTATCTAAGACATTTTCCTTACAGATCCTTTAGGCAGCTTAAAAGATTTTATATTGGTGATAGCCATGAAAAGATTAGATACCAATATCACAGAGCATTGGTTGATGCTTGTGTACAAGCTAATAAGAACTTAACAAAATATTTGTAAAGTATTTGACAAGTTATCAAATAAGTAAGAAAAAAAAATTATACTTGAAATAAGTGTTTTTTATAAAACCTTTTTTTTTAGTTTGAATCATATTGTGGGGTGGTTATTCCTTTCTTTCTTTCTCTCTCTCTTAGGTTACACCCCACTATGATTATTAATGTTCGATAGGCTTAAAGTCTTTTAATTTAAGCTTTTTTAACTCTTTCCTATTGTTTAATGCTGATTTGAACTTATCCTTGTTCTTGTAGTATTTAAGAATAGGAACTCTAAACATAACAATTGGAGTAGTTAGTATTTTATTTTTATTAAACATATTTCTCTCCTTTGATTCGTTAGAATCAGTTGATAACACTATTAAACACTATCGCTAACAGTATTACAACCAGAAATAGATTAATAAAATGGCCAATAAAACTAAATACAACAAGACTTTGATCAAAGAAATACTATCTGAGCTTGCTGTAGGCAAAAGTATCAGAAGCTGTCTTACACCAATAAATAAAGCTAAAGATAGACCATGTTGGGAAACCTTTAGATCATGGATGAGAAAAGATCCTGAGCTTAGGCAGCAATACGAAGATGCTAAAACAGATGGTATTGAATATTTATTATCTGATGCACAAGATTTACTTAACGAAAGTATTGAGAACAGTAAGTTTAAAGAAAAGACAGATTTAGGACAAACACATTTAATTAAGTCATTTGTTGATCTAAGTAAGTGGAAATCTGAACGAATTGCACCCAAATACTATGCTAAAAGGGATGCAACTACATTAAATTTTGATAAAAATACTCCATTAATTGTTAAGTGGGATAAGTAGAAGTTATTGATTTTACTGGGATTAGTTTAATATTATGTGAGTTGCAGATAAAACTAGCACACCGAACCTTATAGCTAAGGTTTAAATGTTCACATTTTGTTCTAGAATTATTCTAAACTACAGAAAATATTAGAGCTAAGCTATACCAAAACTATACCGGCATAATAAAATTATTATTTATCAAGGTTAATAGACTAAACCAATTGATTACTAATCAGTTTTTAGTTCTAAACCTAGATTTTGGGGGGTTTTGAACGAAGCCATACCCCAAAGCTATATCGGTAACTAAAAAAAAAATTAGGGATGTTACACACAAATAAACAAGGGTTTTTAATATGTTCGACTACGAAGATGGCAAACAAGGATATTCAGCAGTTATCTACATTATGGAGTCTACCAATAGCGTTGTAGTACACTTTGGCGGTTTCAATGATTTAACTGAGTGCAGATATTTCTCACATCACATTATGGATGATCTTGGAATAGAACAATTATTAAATGTACCTAGAGGTGTCACAGTACACTAAGGGGGGTTTTGTTTTAAAATGGCAAACATAGTCATTCCATACAAACCAAGAGAATTACAAAATTTTTTGCACAAGAAAATTGATAAGCACCGATTTAGTGTTTTAGTGCTGCATCGTAGAGCTGGCAAAACAGTAATGACCATAAATCATATGCTGAAAGCAGCTTTAACAAATCCCTTGCCTAACCCCAGATATGCGTTTCTATCGCCCACATTCAAACAGGGAAAGGCCACCGCTTGGGATTACATAAAAACATACGCTGGTAAAATACCTGGCACTAAATTCAACGAAAGTGAGCTTAGGTGCGATTTACCAAATGGTGCAAGGATAACAATATTAGGGGCTGAGAACGATCAATCTTTAAGAGGAATTTTCTTAGATGGATGTGTGTTTGATGAAACCCAAAGTATTAAGCCTACCATATTTCCAGAAGTCATAAGACCAGCTTTGGCAGACCGAAAAGGATGGTGTGTGTTTATAGGAACACCAAAAGGCAGAAATTATTTTTTTGAATTATACGAACAAGCAAAAGAAAACAAAGATTGGTATGCTTGTAAATTTAAAGCAAGCGATACAAAAATTTTAGACCAAGATGAATTAGATGCAGCTAAAGCTGTAATGTCTAAAGATTTGTATAACCAAGAATTTGAAGTAAGTTTCAATGCTGCGATTACTGGTTCTTATTATGGTGCTATCATAGAGGGTCTAGCAAAGGATGGTAGAATTACCGATGTGCCTTACGATGATAACCTGGACACAGAGGTCTGGTATGATTTGGGTCTTAACGATTCAACTGCCATGTGGTTTGTGCAAAAGTACAAAGGTGAAATAAGATTAATAGATTACTATGAAAATAGTGGTTATGGTTTAGATCATTATGTAGATGTTTTAGATCAAAAAGGCTATGAGTATTCTCAACATATATTTCCCCATGATGTTCAAGTAAGGGAAATAGGTAATTTTGGTAAATCAAGATTAGAAAGTTTATTAGAATTAGGAATAGCTGGCGAAGTAGCTCCAAAGCTGTCAATTGAAGATGGAATTGAAGCAGTACGAAAAGCATTGCCGAATTGTTGGTTTGATAAAGAAAAATGCAAAACAGGAATTGAGTATTTAAAAGCCTACCAAAAAAGGTGGGATGATAAAAACCAATGCTTTAAAAATAAACCCATGCACAATTACGCATCGCATTGTGCCGATAGTTTTAGGACTGGCATAATAGGACAGGGTGCTGAAATTTCAGATTGGACTAATCAAGTTCCAATTAACACAAATTATATAGTTTAATATGGCAGACAAAGTTACAAACGAACAGTTAAGAGCAATCATTAACTCAGAAATAAATAACTCTATAGGTTTTATGGGAAGTAACCTTACTTCACAAAGAAAAAAATCTATGGAATATTACATGGGTGAAAAGC